AGTAGGAGAGGGTTTCCTAGGCCAGCTCTTTCTACTCGTGATTAACTACTCAAAATGCAAATCTGAGTCTATATCTGGATCAATACGTCGGCTAGCATGATATCCGTCATCTTTTAAATTGCGACTAATCAATGTCCGCCATGTTGGAAAACCGTTCATAAGCTCCGAGTCGGTTACTCCCATCTGGCGGAATTTCTTCAGATCCGCTGTTTCAACTCGGCTCCGCACCTCCTTCATAACGGAGTCATGGCCCGTCCCAAGACCTATCAACAATTCCTCATAGAACAAACGTAACGATATCCACGCATCACGATTTGCCGCGTATGTCCCATAAGCATGGCCAATAATAGAGAGAACTACATCAAAGGAGTCGCGTGCCTTTACCTCACGTCCCCAAGCTGCCTTCACTATGTAGTCAAACGTGGTACGGTACGGCAAAAAGTTAGGTTGATTGGTCTCATAATAATAAGGATTACGAACTGCATAGTGCTTAAGAAACACCTGCCCCGGGCGCAACATGTATCCGTTCGCCGCCACGGAACAAAAAGGTTGCCCGCTCTCCAAATCGCGCATAACAACGCCAAAGTAGCGGGATAAGAACTCTGAAAAGCGGATAATATTGAACACCTCCGCTTCAGGTCGTCGCCCCTTACAGTAAACCTGATCATCACCGTAACAGGCCAAGTCCATATCTTCCCAAAAAATCTGTTCCAAAGTGTCCTGCAATTCTTCGGGTGCGGTAATAATAGTATGAAGACAGAAGATCGCCCAGTAGAAAAACGTCACCCACGAGTCTAGGTGAGAAGTATCGTATATACCACTGGGTACACCTCCGCGCTGAATTACCCACATCTCCCCAAAAACGTGAGTGACTCGCGCTAACAAATTTTTCAAAAGAAATCGACATATCCTCTCCTTAACGTTATAATCTTCTGAACCGGGTTTTTCATGTATTAACATTGTGCTCATAAAAATATCGACTAGTATGCCCAGCACTGAATGATCAAATGCCTCTATGTCTCCAGATTCCCACAACTTCTGAAAACAGTTACCAAGATTTGCTCTCAAAACCTCTGCTACTTTGTCCATACCTCCGTGCGCCCACTTCGAGCCTATGCGAATATTTTTACCACGCTCCGTCAAGTGGCGAATTTTCGTTATTAACCGCTCCAGTAAAATGAACACAGAGGAGGGTATAACAAAATTGCGGACTTTACGGCACCAAGCATCATATTTTTTATCATCTTTAACATGCTTCGCCGACGTAAACACTTCGTTCTTATTTGTCACGTTAAAGTTAATATGAGGCTCTATCCCGTATACTACAAAATCATAAACTGCTCGCAGGTCACTTGGGAACGTATCATATTTTTGGCCGGAAGGGGTAATCCGCACCTTCTCTTCTCCAAAAACCGATGACTGGACTTTCACATTCTTCTCTGTTCCTTTATTCAACCCTGCTGACGCATGGAGAGCCATGCCAATCAAATCCTTCAATGATAAGCGAGAGCGTATCTTCCCGAATTTCTTCACCCCCATCTTC